ACACGTCAACTTGCCCGGTGTCTGGATCGCCCGCAAACGTGTCCACGCAAATCAGGGTTGCTGATTTCTTGCCGATGTCGTCCAGCCTGTCGCGCAGGTAGATTGCGCTTTTACCCTTCCAACTGCCGACCTCGATAAACGTCCCGTCGGTGGGCAGGGTTGCAGCCACATGATCGTAAACATCCGCGAAGTCGAACCATCCGGCGATGTCGGCAGATACCTTTTGCCCAGCGGTCAGGCGATCCAAGGTTCCTTTCCCGGTTTCGTAAATGACTGCATCATTGCTGCGCAGGTATGTTTCATCCCACTCGGCTTTATCGAACGCCGGGTGCATGTGCTCGATCTCGATGTCCTTCGCGTCGATCACCACGCCGTCGGCATAGGCGCGGTCGGTGAAATGGTTGTCAGAATAGACGCTGAAAAACTCGGAGTGGAAGAGGTAGCCCTGCTGCTCGTAGCGGGCGCGGTTGAGGATCGCCATGCAAAGCAGCTCATCACCGCGTGTGCCGTCGCTGATCGCCAGCACGGCGGGTGTCGTGATGCCCGCGAACTTGGCGAGGATGAGCTTGTCCCAATGCATCGGTGGCTCCCAGTCGTCGGAAAGTTGGATCAGGATCTCGCCCTTGGAGAACTTCGCCGCTTCGTTCCATGCGGCCACTGGCCCGCGTCCGTGGTTGATGACGTGTCGGCAGGTGATAAATGGGCCGATTGTCTCGTCGTCTGGATCGAGGGCGAAGATGTGTTCCACCGCGTCGGGGTCTGCTGCTCGGTCGAGCCATGTCGCCCGCGCTTTGTAGGCCATCGCTGGGCGGCCGCGGGTAGCGTGTAGGAGGCTGATCTTCGCGCCGTGCAGGATGAAATGGTTTGCCTCGATGGCGTTTGCTTCTTCGTAGCGGTCATTTGCCCGCAAGCACATGCCGCGCACCTGCACGCCCTGCCAGCCATAAAACTTCTTGCGGCTGTTCCACCACCAGGCAGAGGGCTGCGGTAGGGCGGTCATCACCTCCGACCAGCCGAGGGCGAGGGGGAACTGGTTGGCTTTCAGCGCCTCCATGGCAAGCTCGGCGTATGCCTCGCGGCGGGCTGGGTCAACGGCGATGGCTTGCAGGTAAAGCTGTGACCGCGTCGCCGCGTCCGGCACCATCTGACCCATGACGAGAAACGCTTCGTAGCGTTCCGGCTGCCCCGCGTCGGGTGCCATGCAGAGCTTGGCGGCGGTTGCCGTGGCTTCCTCGATCTGACCGAGGGCGCGCTCTGATTGCATCGTGTAGAAGAGCTGGCTGCTTGTGATCTGATCCTCGGGGATCGACCGCAGGATGCGGAGGTTGCGCTCGTCGCTTGTCGCCTTGCGCTTGCCGTGGGGAAGGTGTAGGATCTGCACCTTGTCGAACCGAGCCATAGGAGCGTCAGGAGCGAACTTGAGCGACTCATGGATGGGATTGTGCCAGCGAGCCGCGCCACGCCTCCAGATGCGCTCTCTGTGCAGCGTGATGCCGTCGTCCGGCACGGCGTATGGCATGAGCACGCCTTGGATGTCGTCACCAAGCTGCGGCAGCATCGCGCAGATCGCAGCGCAGTCCTCCGGCGTGATCGTGTCGTCCGTGTCCGCCCACATCAGCCAGTCGCCGGTGGCCATACTCAAGGCCTTGTTACGGGCTGCGGCGAAGTCGTCAACGTGCGGCCAGTCGTGGACGTTGAAATACTCGTCAATGATGCAGTTGCGATCTCGCGCAATGTCGAGCGTCCTGTCAGGCTCTTGATTGCCGATTGCCCGCACCACAATGATCTCGTCGGCGAGATACTCGAAATGATCGAGGAAACGGTTGATGTAGTTTTCGGCGTTGCCGGTGATGACGCAAAGGCTCAGTTTGTTTTTCATATTTCTTCGGGTGATGTAATGCGGGGATGGGTGGGTTGCAAGGGGATTATTCCATCTGGCTGAGAATCGCGTAGAGTTCCTTTCGCGTGAACTCGACGCCGTTGATGATGGCACGGTGTCCGCGAATCTTCCACGGCCTGTCCAGTGTTTCCTTCTTGTCGCCGGCGCGGTGTGATGCTTGCTGGACGAGGAAGGCTTTCTGCTCGCCCTCGGTGCGGATGCGTCCAGGGGCGAAGACCTGCGCGGCTTGCTCCTTGGTCATGTCCTTGGCTTTGACCAGCAGAACGTCCGTGCCGTCCTCGGTGTGGACGATGACCGGCACTGGCTCCTCGATGTATCGCTCTTGCAGCGAGTAGGGCAGGCGTTGGAGCTTGGCGAATCCCGGCGAGGCGGTCAGTAGGAGCTGCGGGTGGAGCGTCTTGCGTCCCATTTGCTCGAACCGGCCGAGGATGCCAGCGTTGATCTGCGGGCATTGCTGGATGATGTAGTCGTAAACGTAGGGGTCTTGCTCGACCATCTGGACGAGGATTTCCCCTGCGGTGATCCACTCCTCCACGCCACGGCGGAAGTGAGTGATGAATGCTTCGATTTGTGCCTGTTGGTTTGTCAGTGTTGTTGTCATTTTGTTTTCTGGTTTGGTTTTCCTATTGCTTCGGAAATCTGTTGCGCGGCTCCGACCATCACGAAGAACTGATCGGCAGCGGCTTGCTGGCGGGTGGCTTCATACCACTTTTTCATCCGATCTCTAACCTTTTCAGGGTTGGCTTCACGATACTTGCGGTATTTCTCCAGCACCTTCTCGCGGTTGGCTTCGTAGTACTTGCGGTCGTTCTCCTTGATCTTCTCAGCGTTGGCTGCGGCATACTTGCGTTGATACTCAGCAATCTTCTCAGCGTTGGATGCGCGATGCTTGCGTCGATACTCAGCAATCTTCTCAGCGTTGGCTTGGTTACTCTTGCGTCGATACTCAGCAACCTTCTCACGGTTGGCTGCGCGATACTTGCGTTGATACTCAGCAACCTTCTCAGCGTTGGCTTGGCGATTCTTGCGTTGTATCTCAGCAACCTTCTCACGGTTGGCTGCGCGATACTTGCGGTTTCGCCGGGCAGAGGCTTGGCGACGCTTGCGTTGCCAAGCATCCTGCTGCTCAAGTGTCCATGAATCAAATGCTTTCGGCTTCGACATGCCGTGAAACTAGGCAATGCCCGAAACTTGTAAAGACCTTTTTTTCCACAAAAAAACCGCCAGCCCCTTTCGAGGCTGACGGCGATGACATACAACCCAGAAAGAATTATGCGGGGATGGTGACGATGGCGAGGCCGAGGGTCAGTGCAGGAGTGAATCCGAACAAGCACTCGAAGTTGGCGTAGTGTTTGCCAGTCGAGGTGTTGTAGTGGCGGCGGTAGCCCATCGTGATGCCGTTCGAGGCGGTCACTTGCTCGGCGGCGAGATACTCGCCAGCGGCTTGTGGCTCGAGGTAACGCATTGCGATTGCGATGGAGTCTGGGTGAGCAACAAATCCGCCGAGCTTGGTCATCGCGTTGGCTGGGATGATGTTGGACTCGTAGATGCCCATGCCGAGGAGGCGGGGGATCAGACCGTCGCGCACTGCTTCGGCTCCGCCGTAGTTGAGCGCCTGAGCAACTCCAGAGGAGGTGAGCAGTCCGGTGTAGATCTCGCTGTCGGAGATGAAGCTGAGGCGGTCGGTCGGCACGTTGCGCTGGGCAAGTGCTTTGCGGAGTGCGCCCATCTGAGCGATGGTGTAGTTTGCGCCAGCGGTCGTGAGGATCGCGGCACCGAAGTTTGCGACCGTGATCGCAGACCAGATGTCTTGCAGCACGATGCGAGCGAGCGACTCACCGGCTTGGATGGCGAGGTTGTCCATGACAGCTGCGGAGCTGTTGGCAACTTGCACGTCGGTGAGGTCAATCGAAGCGATGCGGTGCTTGTCGATGCTGACGGTGGCGAAGGTGATGGCACCGCCGCCAACTTCATAGGACGAGTTGAAGGTGGTTGCGGTTACGCCGCTGATGAGCGGCACGATGACGGCATCACCCTTGCGTCGAGCGTCGCCGCTGAAGTCACGAGTGAAGGCGTTGAGGGGGGCGAGCTTCGCCACAAATGCCTGGAGGGCAACTTGGGTAAAGATTTTGTCGTTCAGTGCGATGGTGGACATAATGGTTCAGTAGTTGAGATTTGAAATTGGTTAGACTGCGTAGCGGTTTTTGTCGGAGAGGATTTCGTTCTTGTGCAGGGCGAAGTATTCGGCGGCCTCGGTCGGGGTCATGGATGCCATGGCCTTGAGGTGGCTAACGGGTGCTTGGTTGTTTTCACCAGCGAGGGCGACAGGAGCAGGGTGGCCGGTGCTGGCGAGCAGCTCGGCAGCGCGTGCGTTGACTTTCTCCTCGGAAACTTCGGTTTGCTTCTCAAGCTCTTCGACCTTGGTTTCCAGTTCCTCGACCTTTTCAGTCACTTCGGCGGCTTTCTCTTGCTCGGTGGCAAGCTCGGCGCGGAGTTGAGTGATTGTCTCGGCGTGGCCGCTGAGTTCTTCGATGAGGGCTTGGGCGGTGGTAAGGTCAGCGCGGAGGGAATCGTTTTCAGCGATGGCCGCTTCGATCTTGAGTGCTTCGTCGTTGCCCGGAAATAGTTTAGAGAGGATGCTCATGCCCTTGGCTGGCGTGTCAAATTGCACGATCTCATCCGCGAACTTCCGCTCCATGGCTTCGGCTGCGCCCATCCATGTTTCGGCTTTCATCAGCTCGCGCATTTCGTCGTGATCTCCACCCGTGCGCTTGGCATAAATCCCGGCGATTTCCTCGGAAATTTCCTCAAGTAGTTTCGCCGCGCGGGCGTGCGCTGCGCTGTCACCGGCGACGGCTTGGCTGGCTTCATGGATCATGATCCGCCCACCCTCGACGATCCGCACCTTGTTGGCGGCCATGAGGATGACGCTGCCCATGCTGGCGGCCAGCGTGTTGACGGTGGCAATGATCTCGACGCCGCGTCCGCGCATCTGCATGAGCGAGTTGTAGACGCGATACCCGTCGAGCACCGATCCGCCTGGTGAGTTGATCTCGATCTCCAGCGTCTCAAGTGCCTTATCGGCAGAGCATTGGAGCATGCCGACGGTCATGTTCTCAGCGACGGCCTTTTGACCGTAGCTGCGCTCGATGTCGGCGATCAGATCATCCGCGCTCCATGGCGTGACTGCATCATTCAGCCGCACCTTGGCGACTCGGTTTTCGATGGTGAGGAGTTTCATTACGTTGTTGGTTTCGGTGTCAAGTTGTTGCTGCCTTGCTCGCGCCCACGATGCGCCGGGGTCGCCGCCCCACAATGCCCATGCGATGCGACCGGCTGATGGGTAGCCATCTTCGCCCGGTGAAAAGCCTTCGCCTTCCTTGTCCACTTCATGCCGCGCGAAGTAGCTGACCATGCGCCCGATTGTTTCCGGGGAAAGGTTCGTCCGGTTGCTGATGTCGCGGGCGCGTGCCACGCCCACCTCAGTCCCGCCTCGGTTGAATTCGGCACGCCACGCAAGACCGAGCTTTGCCTCGGCGGCCATGGCCTCAGTCGGTTTGAGATTGATCGCCATTCGATGCCATTTCGTTCGGGGTCAACATGGACATTTCGCGGTCGTCAATGTCCACGCCGTAAAGCACGGCAGCGTCGCGGGCTGCTAGTTTGCGAAGCGCGACTTCCTGCGCCCGCTCGGTGTAGTGGGCTTCCAAGGTCTTGCCGCGCATCGACACGATGTCGCGCAGGTTCGCCGCGCCCATCTTCCAGAGTGCTTCCAGCTCTTTCGTGATCCGTCCGTCGTCAATCGTGAGCTTCGGCGGGGTCGAGAACTCCCATTGATACCAGTCCGCAGACTGCGGGAGGTCGCCGCGCTTCATCGCCTTTGCGATGGCATAGCCGCAGAGCCGCTTGGCCGCGTAAAAAAGCAGGTCTTGCCGATCCTCGACGGAGCGTTGCGCCATAGCGATCTCGGTGCGCTGCGCTGTGCCGCCCCCGGCTGCGTGTCCTTCGTAAAGCGCCATCGGCCAGTTGAGTCCGGCAAACGCGCCTTTCAGCAGGCGATTGTGGAAGTCCAAGAACGGGTTGCCGGGGCGATTGTTCACCAGCGTCTCGATCTTCCCGCCGCTGTTGCTGCGGAAATAGCGAACTGTGCCGCCGTCCAAGCTCTCAACGGTCATGCCTTTGCAAGATGCGGTGTCGCCGACGAGCGCGTTGTATGGATCATCCAAGTCGGGGCCGCCGTTGTCGTTGTATTCGACAAGCGAGATGGAAGACATTTGCAACATCGCCAAGCGTTCCCACTCGGTCGATTGGATCATGTCCCGGCAATCGTTGATGCAGTGGGTCAGAGCGGTCAGACCGCGTGCTTGATACTGATACTCGGGGTCGAATAGGTGGATGACGTTCTGCGCTGGCAGCCACTGATCCAGCTCGCCTTTCTTGTCGCAGAACGCATACTCCTTCGCCTCGCCGCTGGGAAAGTAGGTGATGCCGTCTTGCAGCATGGCGCCGCGATACATCTGCCCATCGGTAAATCCGCGCGGGGTGGCGATCCGGTGGGAGGGGATGCCCTGATACTGCGGGAATCCGGTGTCCGTCTCGGTCAGGAGGATGAAGATTTCGCCGTCAACGTCGATGCTGGTCGAGTAGCCGAAGAGGTTTGTCTTGAGGTCGTGCATCCCGCCGCGCCCGTCGCCGATGGGATAGAAGCTGTCGG